TAGGAACGCTGTTTTTCAGGCTTCAGGCAGGTAGCGGAACAGGTAATGACTTGGTAGCGGAAACCTTGCATTATCCTGCCTTTCCCTGCTGTTTGGCTGTAATGGCAAACAACTGCAAAACCGCTTGTTTACAACGGGTTGCGTTTGATTCTCTTCATTCCTATCCCCCTTGCTTAGATGCTTCTTTCTTCCTTTACGGGATTGTCATATGTGGACGTGAAGGAACTGAAGGCAAGCGACATCAAAATCTCGTTTGACGGGAAGCCGTGGATCATGACGCACCGTCATAAGACAGATACTCCGGTAAACGTACCGCTGCTGAAGATACCGCAGGCGATACTCCAGAAATATGAAGGTCAGCTCCCCAAAGGTCAGTTGCTGCCTGTGCTGAGCAATCAAAAACTTAATTCTTACTTAAAAGAGATTGCAGATTTGTGCGGTATAAATAAAAATATTACCTTCCACCTGGCTCGCCATTCGTTTGCCACCCACCTGCTGGAGCAAGGAACAGACCTGAGAACCATACAGGAACTGCTGGGGCATAATGACATCAAGACCACCTCAATCTATCTTCATGTGACGAGCGCACACAAGTCAAGCATACCCAATCCGCTTGATTCACTGGATGATTCATAGGGTGCAGCTATTAGAGATCAGGAAACACACCTGCCGGGTGTCGGTTATCGAAATATCCTACACCTAAAGGTGCATTTATAAACAAATTACCGATAATAACAAATAAATTAATTTCATTATGGGACTATTTTTACGAATTACGTTTCAATCACAAGGAGGAAGAACACCTGAAAAAGCATTTAAAAATCAAAAAATTTTAGACTATATTATAGATGGCCTTAACGATTTTGATTGGCAAGAATCAAATTCGACCAAATTAACGACTCTTGATCCCCAATATAGTCATATTGCAATTGACGCAATTCTTAGATTTTTCCTTTCAGAAAATATAGAAGGTGGGAATTTAAAATCATTTTACAGATACCTGAAAAAAGATGATAAACTTATAATAGATCAAATGCTTACAATAGATAAATACGATGATTTATCTGAAGATGAGACGAGAAAAGCACTTTGTGATGATATATTTCTTTATTTTAAAGAAGTCATCTTAAAATATAAAGACCGCTTTCTTGATTTTGATGCCATTGCTTTTATCCCATTGCTTGAAGAAAGATTTGGAGATATAAAAAATGGTAAACTAATAAATACAAGAAAATATGAACAACGGTAACTATAGTCTATCAGAGAAAGCGGGTAAATAGCTTTATCTCATTTCTTTCATCGAAATTTTATATATCAAAATAAGTAAAAATATCGGTAACAAAGCGTGATAACGCTTAACAGCGTTCCCCGCTAAACCATTAATGATAATTAAAACAAAAGAAGTTATGGAAGAATACATTGAAAATGAAAATGTTGTGGCAATCAGATTGGCAGAAAATACGGAATTTGAGTTGCCTATTACAATCGTAGATACTGAAGATATGGTTACCATATCAGTATCGTTAGACAGTCACCTATATAAAGCAAGTGCGGATAACGAGTTTCCCGCATTTCAAAAGTTGCGTGATATGCTTTTGGATAAAGGGATAGGATTAAAATGTTGTGGAGCAATGATAAATGCACATCAATCTGGCATGATGGCAACCTGTAGTAAGGTATATCTTTTAACATTGGGAAAGCCCGCTTTGCTAAAAGACACTGCCATTATATATGATTATGCTGATATTAAAGAATTTCCAAATACACTTGAACAAGAGAGATTTGTTGAAGAATGGTTCAAATCTTTGGAAAAGTGAAAATATCATTAACAAGCCAAGTTAGCTGCTAAACGCAGCTCCTTGTCAAGCCATTACCGATAAAAGTATAAAATGAAGCGACTTTTTTATATTATATTGTCAATATTATTCCCGTTTCAAATGATAATGGGGCAAACAGGGAAGGATTCCATCCTTTTCTGCGGAAATATTGTATATGACGGTGATGCCTGTGAAGCTACTTTCATGTATAAACTATACATAAAACATAATCCTAAACAACGGGTTCCAATCGTATTTGATTCGGAATTTTCCATTAAATGTGCACTTGGTGATACGTTGGTATTAGAACATATTGAAATAGGCAGCTATCCTTTTTATCAAGTGGTTGAATTTATAGCGAATGATACACTCCCACAAGATATTCATATCTGGAGATACCCAAAATCTTGTAATGATTGGTATTATCATCAGAAATATAAAACAGCAAACCTGTCTATTAAAGACACAATCAAAAAGTCCGAAATGGTAGGTACATATAAATGCAAGTGGGAGAAAAAAGACAGCGATTATCCGGTAACGTCTGCTGCAACCATGAAAATAAATGCTGACGGGACATTTGAACTGATTGATGAATGGGTTAGCTGGGATATATTCGGAACAACTTTCTATGCCGGGAATTGGAAGATTAAACAAGATACATTAATTTGTAAAGTTGTTCCTGAACTGATGCCTTCAACCGTACAAGAACGTTATCCGGGGCAAATATTACGTTTTGTCTGGGTTAATTTTGAAGATGATAAGCAATATATTATGGAAGAAGGAAAAGTTTATAAGTTTCTTGTACGTAAAAAAGGGTTGATTCGGACAGATATACAAGATTATATATATAAAAAAGTAAAAAATCGGTAACAACGAAAGATAGCATCTGACGATGCTCCTTTCTAACCATTACTAACAATAGTACGATGAATAAAACTGTCCAATCCATAGTATCGTTGACTGCTTTCAGTGCTTTATTGATAGTCATAACATTATTTTGTGGTGGCTTAGGTTTTGGTCGTCTGTTCAGGATATATGGCATTATGGAGTATTGTTTTTTAGGTTTACTTATTATTACAGATGTAACTGTAATCTACAAGGTCTATAAACTATATGCAATGCACCCAAAAGTGATAATGTTATTGCTGGGCTTGGAATGTTGCTCTGTCATTTTGTGGCTTGCCTTTATCTGTATAGACCAAAGTCTATTAGATTGGCAAATTACAAACTTCATATTGCAAGCTGTCAACTTAGACGGCTTCACGGGAGATGAAGGAGGATTGAATATGCTCGCAGTTTTATGCGGCATTATTTATCCTCTTTTGGGAATTGGGTGTTTATTCACCGGATTGAGATTTATAAATAAGTTAGTAACAACGAAAGATAGCATCTGACGATGCTCCTTTCTAACCATTATAAGCAATAATACACCGAATCATGAACGAACAATTACAAGAATATTTTAGCTGTGCTGATTGGCTCCTAATACCTGCATACGTCAGAAAAGATGTTGCAGATATATTAGGACTAACCCTTTTGTCTGAAAATGAGCAGTGGGATAACAACCCTATACTTTGTACTACTTATAAAAATGCAGACAATTATTTTGATGACCTTTTACCGAGAGTGGATAAGATATTGATTTCGTCATTAATTAACGGATATTATATCATTGAAGGAAAATGTTTGCGATATATTTACGAAACATTGTGTAAAAGACTTTCGGCAAAATGCGGTGTCTATTACTTTTCGATAGATTTATGGGAATATCGTTGCGCCTATGGCTATTATGATGAAAGCCAAGAAAAGCGTTTCTATTGTGCCGAATTAGATGCTACAGGAAATCTACAAGAAGAAGACAGAGGGTGTGTATTGAGTTGTGAAAATGATGCAGAAAGTCATATCCCAATGGTAAATATTGAAGATGAGCAAGTTCCTGATTCTTGGTTTTTACCTTTAGGTATAATGTTCAATTTAGGGATAACGGATGTGGATATTCAGCAAGCTCTTAGTAAACTATGCAGCGTTTACATGCTGAATGGCACAGATTCTAAAATAATAAAGAATATAATAACAGAACAATGTAGCTTATAACAAGGTCGAGCCAACAGCTTAACGCTGTTCCTCACCAAACCATTAACATCAAAAGCAGTGTACCATATATGAAAACGATTGACAATTTGAGTATAAAAGAAAATTCTCAGCCCCTAATTAGATATAGAAATATAAAAAATAGAAACGACTACATCTGTCTAAAAAAAGAATTAAGATTCAATAGTTCTGATTGTCAAGATACGCAGGTTGTTGATATGGCACAAAAAGCGGTAGATTATGCTTATGACAATTTGAAAGAGCCTGAAAACATCTATGAAGGATATGACATAGAGTTTGAAGCTGAAATTACAGATATTGCATTAAGCATAGACGCCCATTTACGAAAAAATAAGAAGAATAAAAAATCAAGCAATATCCGAAAGTTTGTATTAGATGTTATCAACACCGAAAAATACAAACAAGGGAGAAGCGGTTTTATTTACTTGCTTTATATTCTTAAAATGGATGATAACTTAAAACAAATAGCCATTGAGAAAAAAGATTTTTGGAGTACCCCACGTATAGCATTCCAATTGCTATATGCTTTATATAAACGGAAAATAAAGGGGTTTTCACAAGAAGCAGAAATGCTAATAAAGAACTTTCCTAAAAATAAAGAATTGACAAAATATGCACATAAATATATTGAACAACAAACAAATGAAATATGTAAGACCTTGTGATTATGGTGTATTGATATGGTACACTGGAGTGAGAATAAAATATGATGTTAACGAAGCAGGATAACGGCAAGCTGTTCCCTGCTGAACCATTAGCGAAAACAGAAACCAGTATGATACAGCAAATAGAAAAACTTAAAAAAATAATCAATCAAAACAGCATGGGGCATTTGCCTTTATCCTATCGTGTTGATTTGATGAAACAAATAGGCAACCCCCAGACAGTGCAAAAAGTGTTGTGTGAGTGCTGCAAAAAAGCTTGTTCCTGCTTTCCAGAAGAATTTGGAGCAGAAAGCCTGTTATACGATGTCTTGTCGGAAATGGACAGTTATCTGTACAAGAATAAAGGAACTACCGAAAGCATATTGGTCTCAATAGAACGGCTGCGCAATTATGTGGAACAATCCGCAGACAGTCCCGAAGGCATGGCAGGTTGGGCTATCATAGCTTTGGGATATGCAATCCATTACGATGCAGCTTCCATATTGTCAATAGAGGATTATGATGGTGAAGATGATGATGCTTTCGACTTTGAAAGTTGGAATGCGGATTTTATAGGCTCGATAGCTTGCTCTGGCAGCAATCCTTTCGTGGAAACAGGAGACGTAGAGAAACGTAAGGAGTACTGGCTGTGGTATGTAAAAATGGTATTGGAAGTTTCTCAAAATCCAAATGCCAAATACCAGTCATTGCCAGTATGCAAAAGAGCAACTCCTTTAATTGATATACCTGTTCGTCATCAATTAGATTTAGTAAAAACAAATAAAAGAATATCTTTTGATGATATTAGAGATGCTATTTTACTTCAAATACCCTCTGGAATGAAATGGGATTTTATAGATGTTTTATTTGTATCATGCACCAGCAGTATGTTAAATATACGCTTTTCTACTGGAGATAAGATAAAAATAGGAACGATGGCGACCATCAATATATGCAAGGAATTTAGATTAAAACGAAAAGAAATGTATATGTATTATCCAAAGGAAGGTGCTTGGTTTTCTCTAAAAATGGTCATTACCTCAAATAACTCTTATAATTTGGATTTTAATTATGATAATTGGGATGAAATTCCAAGTTATTTTCAGGAATTAGATTGGATTTTGAGCTTTTACACCAAATTTCCACGAAGTAAAGAATATACACCTCTGTGGTTAAGGAAAATAGTTGGAAGAAGAAATCTGTATTTGACTTAGTATCTGTAGGTATATAAAATAATTTCGCTAACAACGCAGGGTAACGGCAAGCCGTTCCCTGCTGAACCATTAATGTTCGACTTAAAAAAGTAAATATGAAGATAATAAATTGGACATTACTTTTTCTTGCAGCGTTTTTTTGTTGCTTTGATAGCGTGAAAGCAAATCCATTGCGGCAAGATACGATACGGGATGTAACCTATCAACTTTATCCGTTGGGGGTTGCCTGCCGTGACAATGATATGGCAACCATAAAACGGTTGCTGGCTGGAAAAGATGAACCTATGGCAATGGGTAACAATTTTTATGAGTTTGACATATTCTATACGGCGATTTACTTTGATAAAGAGGATGTACTGAAATATGCCCTTACCAGGTATAAGGACATTAATAACAGATTATATAGTGACGAATACGGGCTGACGCTCCTGACATACGCTTGTAAATTGTCTAATGTGAAGTTAGCCCGTATATTGCTGGAGCATGGCATTGACGTAAACGGTTACCAATGTCCATACGATACATATAAAGTATATCCGATTATGGAAGCCATTGCCAATAATAACATTGAACTGGTTAAATTGCTTTTAGAATATCATGCAGATCTTAATATAAAAGATAGTAACGGCAACACCCCTCTTGCTTTAGCAAAGGAAATAGGTGCAAAAGAAGTAGAAGATTTGCTTTTGCAATGGAAGGAACAACAAAAAAATAATGCTAACAACGCAGGATAACGGCAAGCCGTACCCTGCTAACAATTAGCAACAATTATATTGAAAATGAAAAAAAGAAAAGAGACGATAAGTCGTTTTGAGTTAAATAACTTGATACAAGAGGGTAAGAAATACAGGTATTATTTTTTTGATTATCTGTATTATCGATTGTATGTTGGTTATCGGAGACATAATGAACCTGCACGTATCAGTTCCTGTCTCTTTTTAGGGATGATTTGTATAATACTGTTTGGCTTTTTAGGTCTTTTCTTTAACATAGTACTGAATTATGATTGGTTATTAGACAACTTTACCCCCATTCAGGTGAAAGGAATATTTGTGGGGTTAGGAATTTTTTTCCCTATTGCATTTTTTATTCGATACAATCGTAAAAGGACTACCGCTATACTTTTGAAATACAAAGGCAATATATGGAATAAGATAATTCCTGCATGGATAATATATTTGTTTCCTATATTAATATTCTTTATATGCATATTGATGTGTAAAATATTATTTCATCTAAAAATGATTTGATGTTTAAGAGATTAAATATAAAAATCCGCTAACATGGTAAAACCAACAGCAGAACACTGTTGCTCACCAACTTATTACTGACAAAAATAAATCAAGATTTTAGAACAACAGCTTATGAAAAAGATTATTGATTACCTGTTTTACAGGTATTATCTGATTTCCATCAAGAATGAGGAATTTCCTCGTTTTGGGGCAACATGTGTATTGGCTGAAGTTGTTACAATGGTTTATTTGTTTGCTGCGCTGATATTGTCGTTTCTCTTAACTGGAGATTTCTTTTTACCCAGTACATCCGGGAGAACAAGAATTATAATAGGGATAATCGGCTGTTTTCTGCCCTGGCCTATCATATATCTACATTACAACAAAAAAAGAATAAACGTTTTATTGGAAAAATATCAAAACAACAGATACAATACCAAATATTCAGACAAGGCGGTGTTAAGCCTCCGCTATATAGTACCAACAGCAGGGCTGATTCTGATGCTGTTACTTTATCAGTTCAGATAAATTACAACATATCTTATATATAAAGTTAATGGAATGAAAGATTTAATGGAGAAATACTATAATGTGATTTATTATTGTGCATATAAAATACTATTCTATTTTTTGTACAGACTTATTAATCCATTTTATTGGATCAGGTTGAAGAAATGGAATAATAATTATATCAATCGTATTATATTGATTAGTAAAAAGATAGAGACTGATGCGGCAGACAAAGGCATAATTGTATGGATTTCAGTCATGGCTATTACTTCTGTGTATCTAATCAGCCTTTGGATAATTGCCGTTGTATGTATTATCGGTATTCAGTTTCCAAGAATAAAAATAACATTGATAACTGCATTTATATCTGATTCCATTTTTTACCCTTTACTAATAGTTATAGGATTATTTGTGTATTATATTAATGATTATTTCTTATTTAAGAACGACAAGTACAGAAAGTATTTCAAGCGATTTGATAAAGAGAAAAAATATGTGCAATATTATAGTATCTATTTGATTTCCATAATCATACAATTTACAAGTTTCTATATTTTACTCAAAAGCTTATAATAGAATAACTGCCATCAAATAAAGTCAATATATTGATATTCAGTCTTGCTCATAAGACAATATATGAAATTAAGAAAAAAAGAAAGTGAAACAGATTAAATTAGATAACAATGAAAATCAAGGAATACGATACCAATGAGCTGCTGATGATAGCCAACAATGTTACCGGAGAATATTCGGATAAGCAAGTCAGGCAGGCGAAAGAGGAACTGTACCGGCGCGGTGTAGAAGACAAGGTGATAGCCGACATCATGGAAGAGAAAGAGGAAGCCTTCATGAGAAGGCTGGATGCCGCTGCCCTTGCGGAACAGGCACGGCTCGACAAGAAAAGAGAGAAGAACAGGAATGTCAGTTACCGGTGGTGGGAACTGATACCGATGTTCCTGTTCGCCCCATTTTATATGTCCTATGAAATGAGGCGTCTTCCAGGTATCATTGTTCTACTGCCTGTCCACTTGCTAAGCTGGACCCCTGTTGACTTCAGCGATATGTTCAGGGAACTGAGAAGGCTGAAGGAGGAAAAGTATGACCTGAAATTCAAGCAACGGCTTACAGCACTGATTGCAGGAGACCTGCTCTATTTTACCGGAGTATGGTATTACTTTATCAGTCCCAATCTATAATCCTAACTATATAAATGAGAATTATTTAACACGCTACAAATCAGTGAGTTAATAACTATGTTTATCTGTTTGCTGAAAATTTGCAGTCTTATACTTCTTCATATAATTCAGTTTCTTTTTCTTCTATATATCCATCTAAAAAGTCTATCCAGTCCGTTTTTGTCCGTAACTCTTTATCAGTATTTACACTGAAACCATTAGGGATAAACTTTGTGCCGAAGTTTGAAACTATCCATTTTACATATTGGGCTACGATTAAATCTGTTTCGTCTTTATCAGTATCTATGATTTTCACTTTACCAAACAACGGCACGTCGTCACCAGCTTTTATAAATCCTACACAGGGTAAGTTTTCTTTGGCCGACCACTTTCGGTAGTCCGCTACTTCGTCTTTGGATATATACCCCAAAAGTTTATTATCATTCCTATATACGGCGATAGCATTTTTATCGTATGGGTTGTTAGGCTCAGAACAAACGTAACCTAAGAAACCGCCTATGTCTTTCTTTCCGTTATGATGCTGTACGCCTGCTATCTTTGTATAATATGTGCCATCAGCAGAACCAGCAGTAACTTTTACGGCTGTATTGGTTTGTGGGGCTGGCTTATTTTTCTTATTCTTTATTTTGTGAACGATAAAATAGATAGTATATGCCACTATCGATACGATTGATAGCATACCCAAAAACGCATTATCAATCCAAAATGCGATTATCAATAAGGCGAAAAGTAAAACGAATATCATTTTTTCAGTATTTCTAATAACGTCTGTATCTGCTTATCTTTTTCAGCCAACATATCCCGTACAAAACTTTCCGGTAGCGTATTATTGTCACTATTAACTTTGCTGTTTACATTGTTGCTGTTTACCACAGATGCAGAAGTTAATGACATATCACCCCTACCACGTAGCAGCCATTCGAGCGATATTTCCGGTAGGGCCTCAGATATTAGTAAAATTGTACTTAATGATACTGCGGTATCACTATTAATCTGGTTATTTAGTGTTTTCTGATTAACCCCAAACTTTTTAGCTAAGCTGGTAGGGTTTTCATTATATGCTTCTAAAGCGGTGCGCAGGCGGTTTTTTACTCCTTTTTCTTCCATTTTTCACTTTATAAGTAAAATTCTACTCAAAAAATTTGGTAGTTAAGTAAAATATTACTTCCTTTGCACCAACAAACAAATAAACAAAGTCGTTAGCGCGTAGAAAGGGCTGCCGACCTGAGTAGGCCAGCCAACCAAACCAATTTATTACCGCCACAAAGTTAGGCAGTTTTTTCTATTGCGCCAACAAACGAACAAAGTTTTTTAACCAAAAGCGTAAAAAAGATGGAGCAAAAGAAAGAAAAGATTACGCGCGACTGCCTACGCGCCATGAAGATAGGCGATACAGTGGTGGTGCAATGCAAAGACGGCTACAACATGGATAGCCAGAAAAACACCGCCTATGCAATGCAGAAGATGGAGAACTGCCGGTTTGCCTGCAAATCGGATGGACTAACCCTAACCGTAACGAAGCATGGTAACAGTTAAGCCGGTGTGCGACCCCGATAGACGCTACAACCAGAAAGAGGCAGCGGAACTTCTGGGCGTGGAGCGGCATACCGTGAAACGCTGGGAGGATAACGGCTGTATCAAATTCTTTGTGCGCAAAGCGGGCCGGGCAAAGTTCACCACCGGGCGGCACATAATCAAGTGCTGGGAAACTACCTATTTATAACAATTCAAATTTACAGAATATGAAACAGTCATTTTACTATACAGTGCTTTTCGCGCTGGGCTTCATTGCCACTTTTGGCATTTTTTCAGAGCCGGACACGGCGTTAGATAACGTGCGATGGTTTACAGTCTTTTTCGTAACAAAGGCTGTGGGATTTGCCGCAGGGTATGCAGCATACCGCCTACTGGTACGCTGGGAAAAGCAGGGCAAAATACAAGTGTTAGACGATGACGAAATTTAATCACCAATAAATCAAAGATTATGCAACCAATTCAGATTAACGTACAGGTTAATGTCGGCTTAAACGCCGAACTGTACACACTGTTATCAGCGGTGTTAAACCGTCCGGCGCAGGTGGCAGAACTGCCAGCCGCACCGAAGCCAAGCAAACCGGCGAAGCCGCAGCCAAAGCCGGAAGTAGCCAACAAGCCGACCGAGGCCAAAAACGAAACCGTAACGGATGCGCCGGAGCCTCAACCGGCACCCGAGCCAGAACCGCAGGAAACAGCCGCCCCCGAACCCACACAAACCGAACAGGCAGGGCAAAAGGAGTACACGGAAGTAGATGTGCGTGCGGCGATGGATAGAACACGCAGGCGCATAGAGGGCGAGAACTACAAAGAGAAAACCGACAGCGAGGGTTACAAGCGGTGGCATAGGACGCTGACAGGGTGGTTTAAGAACACGGCCGCCATGTTTGGCGCGGAAAAGCCCAGCGCATTGCCGGACAGCGAGAGCCGCGCCAAGTTTATAGCCTGCTGCGATGCGGTGACTGTGAAAAACGATGAGTTAGTAGAAGATTGTCCGTTTTGACCTATGGGAAAGCACGCATTATTAAGTCCGTCCGCAGCGCACAGATGGATTAACTGCACAGCCGCACCAAGGCTGGAGGCTAACGAGCCGGACAGCGGTAGCAGTTATGCCGCAGAGGGAACATTAGCGCACGCCTACTGCGCTATGAAACTGAAAGAGTTTTTGGGCTACGACATTTCCGATGAGGTGGCAGAGATTAACGAGCTTAACGAGGAATACCACACGGGCGAAATGGACGAATACACCGACACGTACAAAACTATCGTGCTGGAGAAATACAACGCTGCACGCGCCACTGTGGAGGATGCGCAGCTGCTTATCGAAACACGGCTGGATTTCAGTAGCTATATCCCGGACGCTTTCGGAACTGCGGACGCTATAATTATCGCTGACGGCACGATGGAGGTCATAGACTTCAAGTATGGCAAGGGCGTGAAAGTGTCAGCATACCGTAACCCCCAGATGATGATATACGCGCTGGGCGCATACGACCGGTTTAACTTCGAGTACAAGATAGACCGTGTGCGCATGACTATCGCACAGCCGCGTATCGACAACCTAAGCGAGTTTGAGTTATCCGTATCCGATTTGCTGGCGTGGGTAGATGAAACGCTGGTGCCGAAAGCACGCGAAGCCTACGAGGGCAACGGGGCGCAGAACCCCGGCAACTGGTGCCAGTTCTGCAAAGTGAAAAGCAAATGCCGTGCGCTTACCAAGCTATGCACGGAAGCCATTACCAACGACCCGAAACTGATAGGCACAGACGAACTGGCAAAAGACGTACTGCCTTTGTTGCCCACGGTTAAGACGTGGTTAGCCGGTGTGGAAGATTACGCCCTGCAACAGGCGTTAAGCGGCGTACAGCTACCGGGCTGGAAAATCGTAGAGGGCCGCAGCATACGGAAAATAGTAAACCAAGACGCGGCGGCCGTGGCACTCAACAAAGCCGGTTACAAGACTATCGAGATATACAAGCCGCAGGAACTGCGCACCATTACCGAGCTGGAGAAACTGGTAGGCAAAAAACAGTTTGCCGCTATCTGTAGTGAGTATATCGAGAAGCCGCAGGGCAAACCGACACTGGCCCCGGAGAGTGACAAGCGTCCGGCGATAGACCCGGTGCTGGATGATTTCAAGGACATAAATGTTTAGTGATGCAGACAGTATTTGATTTTGTGATGCAGCACCCCTTTTGGGCATTGTATCTGGCTATCCTGCTGGGTATAGCTGTACATGGATTTAGAACGAATAAACAATAAAAACGGCCCGGCGTTCCGGGAGTGGATAAAAAGTTAAAGATATGATTACACCGATTGTAAAAGACACAAAGGTAGTGTTCGGCCCGTGCCGATTGAGTTACACACACGTATTCAGCAAGTATGCGCCGAATGGCGATACCGCTAACGACAAGTACATGACAAACGTACTGATACCGAAAGAGGAAAAGGAAACCATAGCCGCGTTACAGCAGGCTATAGAGGCCGCAAAGAAAGCCGCCATAGTGTCGAAGTGGAGCGGCAAAGAGCCTAAGAAGCTGGATATGCCGCTGCACGATGGCGACACAGACAAAGAAGATGATACCTACGAAGGGCATTTGTACGTCAACGCCAAGAGCAACACACGCCCCGGTATCGTGGATAAGAACAAAGCCCCGATAGTGGACGAGGACGATATTTATAGCGGCGTATGGGCTATAATGTCCGTGACTTTCTACGGCTACGACAAGAACGGCAACAGGGGCGTAGCGTGCGGCCTCAACAACATTATGAAGTACAAAGACGATGAGCGTCTGGGCGGCAGGGCTTCGGCTGAAAGCGACTTTGCCGATTTGGATATGGAAGATGACGAAGATTTGTAAGCTATGGAACGGATAATAATAAAACTGACAGAAGAACAGCAGGCGTTAATCAAATTATCTGCTACTGCCATAGACGCTAAAGCCAGCAAATCAATTATAGAAGCTATGGACGCTACAGACAGTGTAGAGATAAATAGTAATGACTTTGGCGAGGTGCTGGAAAGAACGGAAGAACAAAACCAGATGATAGTAGCTATAGGTTTGATAGCCATGGGCAAAATAGGCAAAGATTTGTAAACTGGCATGACCCACCCCGGCGGTAAGGATTAAAGGCCACGGAGCCGCCGGGGTTTTCCCAAAAAAAAGAAACAAGATGTACGATTTACTTTTTAACATAGCAGAACGGTGTCACACCGCAGCCACAAGGCGCGGCAAAGACACCACAGGCGTAGGCTGTATCAAGTCTTTGCGCATAGAGTTGGGAGAATACTGGAAAGCCGCCGACAGAAGCGCAGAAACACCCGAATTTGACGAGATAATAGAAAAGACGGGCAAACTATCGGACGAAGATTTTGCGGCTTACTACGAGGCTAATTTGCACAATACGGCGGCAGACGAACTGGCCGACATCCTTATAGTGGCCGCTACATGGCTATGGGAAGCCAAAGCGGAAGCAGGCGGCGACTTCAAGCCGGAGCGGTCTATAGATGTAATGCTGCTATCCGGGGCTGTGCAGTTTGTCTGCGGACGCATGGCAGACCGGCACGACATAGAGCGTCTGCGCAAAATGGTTAATCTGAAAATGCGGTTTAATGAATTGAGAAAGGATTAGCCGGATGCGCGAGATAGGGATAGACATAGAAACCTACAGCAGCCACGACCTTACCAAGTGCGGCGTTTACCGCTATGTGGAGGCCCCGGACTTTGCTATACTGCTGTTTGGCTACTGCGTTGACGGCGGCCCGGTGTCGTGCGTTGATTTGGCGCAGGGCGAACAGATACCAGACGAAGTATTTGCCGCACTGACCGACCCGGAAGTAGTCAAGACGGCATTTAATGCGGCTTTCGAGCGCGTCTGCATAGGCAGGTACTTTTTCGGCAAACCGTTAGACCCTGCACAGTGGAAATGCACTATGGTACGTGCTGCACGCATGGGTCTGCCGTTATCGCTGGAGCAATGCGGCGAAGTGTTGAGGCTGGAAAACGGAAAAATGAAAGAGGGTAAAACGCTTATCCGCTATTTTTCCACACCGACCAAAGGCAAACGGCACTTACCAAGCGATGCGCCGGACAGATGGGATATTTTCAAACAATACAATATCCGTGATGTCGAAGTAGAGCAGCAGATTTTGGCGAAAGTGCGCAGGCTGGAGCCAGCCGCATTTGACGAAAGGCTGTACACGGTTGACCAGATTATCAACGACCGGGGCGTGCTGTTAGATAGGCAGCTGGCAGAAAATGCCACGCGCTTTGATGACGAATACAAAGCGCAGCTGTTAGATGAAGCCAAAGCACTAACGGGTCTGGAAAACCCGAACAGCCCGGCACAGATAAAAGACTGGCTGCACAAGGCTACGGGTATGTCGGTTGACAGCTTAAACAAGAAAAATTTAGACGATTTGGAAAACCAGCTTATCTACTGGCCGAAAGCGCAAAAAGTATTAGGCATACGGCGCGAAATGGGTAAGACCTCAACGAAGAAATACTGTGCTATGCTGGAATGTGTCTGCGATGATGGACGCATACACGGTCTGTTACAGTTCTGCGGCGCGGCCCGTACCGGGCGGTGGGCTGGCAGGCTGGTACAGGTGCAGAACCTACCGCAGAACCATTTGCCCGATTTGGACTACGCGCGCAGTCTGGTTAAGGCAGGCGATTTGGACGATTTCGAGCTGAACTACGCTAACCCCACTTATGTACTATCCGAACTGATACGCACGGCGTTTATCGCCAAGCCCGGCTGCACTTTCCATGTCTGCGACTTTTCAGCCATAGAAGCGCGTGTAATAGCGTGGCTGGCTGGCGAGCAGTGGGTTTTGGACGTGTTTCGTGGCGGCGGCGACATATACTGCGCTACCGCCGGGCAAATGTTTCACTGCAAGGTAGAGAAGCACGGCGAAAATGCGGAACTGCGGCAAAAGGGTAAGATAGCCGTGCTTGCATTGGGTTACGGTGGCGGCGTGGCCGCACTGGAAAACATGGGCGGTAGCCGCATGGGATTAAGCCAGACGGAAGAAAAGGACATAGTAGTACGTTGGCGGTCTGCGAACCCCCGTATAGTCAAGTTCTGGGCTATCATTGAAACCGCAGCCGTAAGAGCCATAAAGACCGGGGAACGTATCACCATTAACAGGGGCATAGTCGTATCGTACCGCTGGGGTATGCTGCTGATAACCCTACCGTCCGGGCGCACTATCTGTTACCCACGCGCCGGTATCGGCATGGAAAGTAACGATGGCTGGAGAGGCGACCACGAGATTATCGAGTACGAAGGGCTGAACCAGACTACGAAGAAGTGGGAAAAGATACGCACCTACGGCGGCAAGCTGACCGAGAACGTTGTACAAGCCATAGCCCGTGACATTCTGGGGCATATCATTCTGCGTGCAGAGGATGCAGGGCTGCACATTGTTTTCCATATCCACGATGAGATAGTAGTAGAAGCCGAACCGGGGCAGACACTACAGAGCGTGGAGGCGATTTTTAGCAAACCTATTGACTGGTGCCGTGACCTACCACTGAAAGGCGCAGGCTACACGACACCTTATTACCTAAAAGACTAAGAGTATGACAGACAGAAGATTTTTAAGGTTTTACTATGCCGCTATAAAGCGGTACGGTGATAAACGCTGGACTGCGCACCATGACGTAATAGAGTTTAACCCTAACTACACGGTAAGCGTCAGCGGTTGTGAAAAAGGAGATTTCGAGTACAACGGCGACAAACCGTATATCGTGGAACTTTCCAACGGCACTAAGTTTTTGTGCTTTTTCCACAACTTCGGCGATGCGCTGGATGACGAAATACTAAGCGCACACGGCGAAGCAGCTAACACCTATGTAGGTGATGAGTGTGTAAAGAAAGTGGCAAAGAACATTAACAAATTAAACCAGTATTGATATGAACAATTTAAGCGACATACAGAATTTGCGTTATGAGTTGCTGAAAGCAAATAACTATGATGTAGACAACGCCAAAAAGTGCTACGACTTTGTAGCAGGTGACGAACCACAGAGCCAGTCGATAGCAGGTACTACGAAACTGGCAGACGGCATTTATATAATGTACGGGAAACACGCTGTACTGTTTACCGGGCAGGAAGTATCGGCGCAGGGTTGCACGGGTATAGGCGTTAACTTCGGCGGTAAATCGCTGATTTTGGCGACAGAAGATATTAGCGATAATGGCATAGAGCTGACAACCCAGCAAGGCGGCACACGCTTTATCACCGACTACCACCGAGCCGCAGAGGATATGGACGGCAAAGCCGCCACGGACGATATACGCGACATTCTGAATATGGGTATATCTGATGATGAGTATATACCGAGTTTAGGCGAGCTGTATTTTATTCTGGCGCATTTTACCCAGATTAACGCTGCGCTGAAAGCCGTAGGCGGCGAACCGCTGCACGATGATTGGTACTGGAGCAGCACGCAATACAGCGCGGCCAATGCGTGGAATTTGTACCTCTACGATGGCTACGCGGGCAGCTGGGGTACTAAGGCCACGTACCAGTATAGGGTTAGGCCCGTTTCAGCATTTTTACCCCTAAACAGTTAATCTTTAGTAGTTAAACTTTAGCCCGGCGAAAGCCGGGCATTAAAATCCTCAGATATGAAATACTTTGCGTCCTGTAGTTTCGGGAAAGATAGTATAGCCACTGTGCTATTAGCCATACAACATAAAGAGCCGTTAGACGGCATATTATTTACGGAAGTGATGTTTGATGCGTCCAGAAATATATCCGGCGAAATACCAGAGCATATAACATGGATAAAAAACACAGCCATACCAAAACTGGAGAGCATGGGCGTTAAAACTCAAATCCTGCACAGTGACCGCGACTATATGTATTTTTTCAAAAACGCCGTAGGGGGGGGGGAAGCACGCAGGCAAACTCTACGGCTTTCCACTGGCAGGCAAATGCGTGATAAATCGCGATTGCAAAGTTAAGCCGATAAAACAATATCTGCGGAATATGGGCAAAAACGTAACAGAGTACATAGGCATTGCGGCTGATGAACCGAAACGGTTACAGCGACTAAATGACCGCAAAATATCGCTGTTATCTAAATATGGGTACACAGAAGAAATGGCAAAGGAACTGTGCCGGAAACATAACCTGTTATCGCCTATATACGACACCGACACACGGGGCGGCTGTTGGTTTTGCCCTAATGCCAAAATATCCAGTTTATCCCGGTTACGCAAATTGCACCCGGACTACTGGCAGGAATTGGAGGCATTAAGCCATACGCCTAATTTATGCAGTTACGGATTTAGGTACGGGCAAACCTTACAGGAAGTATCGGCAAAGATAGATAAATACGATGAGAGGCAGAACATACGAGAAAGACAGTTATCACTATTTCCCGAATTAGAACACTATTAAAATATGATTGTACTAAGTTTATTTGACGGTATGAGTTGTGGGCAAATTGCATTACAGCAGCTGGGCATTAAGGTAGATAAGTTTGCCATAGCCCAGACAAAAGAACCGAAGCCGAGGAACTGCGGTAACTGCCTGCTTTGCATACATACCTATATGGGTAGTGAATGTAGCCTAACTGACAACGCAGTGGACGATGCGCAGGACGGCTGTATAGATTATATCCCGGAGGACTGAACTATGAACGATAACGAGAATTTAAGCAGCATACCGGCACAGGTAACATCCGAGCAGCTGCACAGGTTGTATGACCGTCTGGATGATGAGGCCACACCCTACGCATTGAGAGTAGGCAAAGGCGAAAACCATTTGAAAGCGATAACGATATACTGCGATGGCAAAGACGTGGACTATTTCACTAACATTCTGAACAATGAAATTTAAGCTGAAATATGATTTTACGGTAGATTTGGCTACGGCCCACACGCGCACATCTAAGAAGTGGCGTAACCGACACTGGCAATGGAGCGAGCTATTAGAGAGATGTAGCGAAACGAAACGCACCGGCGAAACAGCAGCGGAGTACGCACGCATGAGCCGTGAGGAGCAAAGCAACATTAAGGACGTGGGCGGCTTTGTCGGCGGCTATCTAAGTGGCGGCATACGAAAAAATACAAACGTGCTGTACCGCAGTGTAGCCACACTGGACATAGACTATGGTACGGTGAACGTCTGGGATGACTTTACTATGGCTTTCAACTTCGCGGCCATGCTGTACAGCACGCACAAGCACAGCAAGGAAACACCGCGCTACCGTCTGGTATTTCCGTTGAGCCGACAGGTAACGCCAGCCGAATACGAGCCTATTTGCCGGAAAATTGCAGCCGAGCTGGGTATAGACCTTTTCGATGACACGACCTATGAACTACCGCGACTTTTCTACTGGCCCAGCACTTCAAAGGACGCGGACTATGTGTTTGAGTGGCAGGACGGCCCGGCGTGCAACGTTGACAAGATACTGGCGCAATATGTTGACCCGTTCGATGTGAGTGCGTGGCCGATGTCAAGCCGTGAGAACACGGTAATAGCACATGAGATAAAAAAGGCAGGCGACCCCACCGAGAAGCAGGGCATAATCGGCGCATTTTGCCGGGCATACACCATAGAGGAAGCGATAGAGCGGTTTTTAGGTGACTACTACGAGCCGACAGGCACGCCGGGGCGGTACACCTACAAGATGGGCAGCGTGGCTGGCGGTCTGGTATGTTACGAACACAAGTTTGCATACAGTCACCATGAAACCGACCCGTCAAGCCGTCAACTGTGCAACGCTTTCGACCTGTGCCGCATACACCTGTACGGTGTCAAGGATGAGGGGAGCCGGGCAACGGACGTAACGCGCAAGCCGTCTTATGCGGAAATGCAGGAATTTGCCAGCAAGGACAAAAACGTAAAGCTGCTGATGGCAAGGGAGCGCAGCGCGTCCGTGGCTGACGATTTCGGCAGCGTGGAGGTGCCGGACGATTACAGCGATGAGTGGAAAGCCGATTTGGAGTACACAAAATCCGGCAAGTTGCTGGGGAACATCCAAAACATAATACTGATACTGGAAAATGACCCTGCGCTGAAAGGCCACATAATACATGATGAGTTTACAGGCTTTGACGCTGTGGTGGGCGGTCTGCCGTGGAACAAGTCGGCAAGGAACTGGAGCGACCGGGACGATGCGAATTTGCGTGTATGGCTGGAAAGGAACTACGACATAACGGGAAAAGACAAAATCTATGATGCGACTACAGCCGTACTGACACGGCACAGCTACCACCCTATCAAAGACTATCTGAACAGCCTAAAATGGGATGGCACGCCACGGCTGGAGCGGCTGATTATAGATTATATCGGTGCGGAAGATACGGAGTTAAACCGGGCTATGACGCGCAAGCATTTCACGGCGGCGGTTACGCGCATATTCCAGCCGGGCTGCAAATATGACTACTGCTTAATCCTTACAGGCCCGGAGGGTGCCGGAAAATCTACGCTGTTGGGCAAGATGGGCGGCAGCTGGTTTAACGACAGCATAACCACGACTGAGGGGAAAGAGGGCATGGACCAGCTGCGCGGCGCATGGATTATCGAAATGGGCGAACTTGCCAGTATCAAACGCAGCGATGTAGAGAGCGTGAAAGCCTACCTATCCAAGCGCATAGACATATACCGGGCCGCATACGACAGGCGCAAAGCCGAACATCCGAGGCAGTGCGTTTTCTGCGGCACTACTAATGAAGCCCTGTTTTTGAAAGGCGACAACGGGAACCGGCGATTTTGGGTTATCGCCGTTGACCCTGCACTGCGGAAGCACAAGGACTGGCAGGCGGCGTTAGACCGTGACCGTGACCAGCTTTGGGCAGAAGCCGTGGAGTATTACAGGCGCGGTGAAAAACTGTATTTAGATGACCGATTAGAAGCCGAGGCGAGGCAGAGGCAGGAAGCATATAACGATGACAGCGACGACCCTATGGTGGCTATGTTGTACAAGTTTCTGGATATGAAACTGCCTGCTGACTGGCCCACACGCGACATAGCGGACAGGCGCAGGTACATACGCACGCCAGACCCACTGCAAGCCGAGGGCGTGGAGGTGCGCACCAGAGTTTGCGCAGCCGAATTTGTCTGCGAGCAACTGGGCCGCGATATGGCAGACAAGGAATTTAAGTACCTGACACGTAGGGTTAATAAAATCATAGACAGTTTGCCTAATTGGGAGCCAGTCAGCACCAGCCGACACGCCGAAAGGTGGTATGGCAGACAGAGGGCATTTAAGCGGATAGATAATACGGAAAGTGAGGACGATATATAAGTAACGGATATGGCAGCAAACATTAAAATGTCAACAAAAAAAATGAGCGAGCGAAAAAAGCATATTTGTTTTAGATGTCAACAGCATTTTTTGTTGACACGGTTTGTTGACACGATTTGTTGACGCAAAAATATCTGAAAATCAAACACTTATATAATTTGTCAACAAAGAAACAAAAAAGTAGTAGTAAGATACAGTTAATGTGATTTATAGAGTTATACCCACTTATACGCATAAAAACGTATGTCTGTATGCGCGTAAAGGATATTATAGGAAAAACAAAAAATAGCGTTGACATGAAAAAGAACATAGCAAATATAGTCAAGCACGCCGATGTATCGGAGAAGATGATAGAACGCTACCTGTGTGACAGCATTAAACAAATGGGTGGTGTGTGCCTAAAGTACAGTAACGCTGGCATGGTGGGTTATCCAGACCGCATTTGCCTGTTATCCGGCGGCGTGGTTTTCTGGGTGGAACTGAAAAGCAAGGACGGCAGACTGAATGAGGCGCAAAAGATACGCATACGCCAACTGCGCGGCATGGGCCACACGGTTAACGTGTGCCGGAGCAAAGAGGATGTGGACGAAGTGTTAGAACCTTATAAATGCCGCGACCTATGATTTACAAGCCATACGACTACCAGCGCACAGCGATGCAGTGGATTATCGACAAGCCCCACTGCGGACTGTTTTTAGACATGGGGCTGGGCAAAACGGTGTCAACGCTGACCGCCATACAGCAGCTGATAGATGACTGCGAGATTAGCCGTACTTTGGTAGTGGCCCCTAAAAAGGTTGCGGAAACCACATGGAGTACAGAGGCCGAAAAGTGGGAACACCTGCACGACCTCAAAGTGGTTAAGGTTATCGGAACGGAAAAGCAGCGGTGTATGGCTTTGGCGCAGAAAGCTGATGTGTATGTGACCGGGCGCGATAACTTTGTTTGGCTGGTGGGCAAATACGGTGGCAAACTGCCGTTTGACGCACTGGTGATAGATGAGCTTACCAGTTTCAAGAGTGCAAAGAGCGAAAGATTTAAGGCCATGCGCATAGCCGTGCCGAGCGTCAAACGTGTTATCGGTCTGACCGGCACCCCGGCACCAAACGGGCTTATAGACCTATGGGCGCAGATGTACTGTATAGACCAAGGCCAAAGGCTGGGTAAATCCATTACCAAGTACCGGGAAACCTATTTTGAGACGCACAAGTGGAATAACATAATAGTCCGCTGTGACGTGAAAAAAGGCTGTGAGGAAATAATAAGGGCGAAGATAGCCGATATATGCCTAAGTATGCAGGCAAAAGACTACCTGCAACTGCCGGACATGATAATGCACACAGCCAAAGTGTACCTAAGCGAAAAGACGATGGCGGCATACACCAAGTTTGAGAAAGAAAAGGTTTTGGAGTTCACCGCCGAACACGGAAACGAGCCTGCAAACATTCTGGCTAATTCAGCGGCAGGTCTGATGAACAAGCTAAGCCAGTTTGCCAACGGCGCAATATATGACGAAGATATGCAGGTACACAACATCCATAATGAGAAAATAGACCGTCTGGCAGAGATAGTGGAGGCGGCTAACGGAAATAGTGTGCTGGTGTTCTACCAGTACAAACACGATATACCGCGTATCACATCCCGGCTGAAAGGCTATGATGTACGAGTTTATCAAGGCGAAAAGGATTTGAAAGACTGGAACGCTGGAAAGATAGACGTACTTTTGGCGCACCCTGCAAGTACGGCGTATGGGCTGAATATGCAGGAGGGCGGCCACTATATCGTATGGTTTGGCACCGGCTGGAATTTGGAACACTACCAGCAGGCAAACGCCAGACTGCACAGGCAGGGGCAGAAATACCCTGTTACGGTTTACAATCTGATATGCGCCGGTACGGTGGATGAGCGGGCCAGTGCCGCTTTGGAGGGGAAAAAGGGCGTACAGCAGAGCTTATTAGACAGTCTTAATTACTTAATACGGAAACACTGTGAGCAATAGGAAGCGTGTAAACATATCGTTAGACCCGGCGACTTATGAGAAGTTGCAAAGGGTACAGCGTGAACATGGGTTTAAGAACCTGTGCGAGCTGGTGGTAGCGTTTGCGCATATACTTATAGACCGTATGGAAGTGGCAGAGGAAAGGAAATACGATTTGCCCGAAGATGACGGGCGATATATAGATGCGATGTTTGACGATTTAAGCAATGTACACAGAGTGCCGGACGGAACGGTACCAGTAAGGCACAATAACAAGAAACTTAAATGATACTGATATATGGCTAAGGACAAGGAATATAACAAGCTGATACATACTACACGGTGGTTAAAGCTAAGACGCGATGTATTAACCGCACATCCTTTGTGTCAGAGGTGCAAGGATAACGGACTGCTGACACCAGCCACAGAGGTACACCACATCCGACCTGTAGAGGAAGCGTTTACACACGCAGAGAGGGTGCAGCGTATGTATGACCCACACAACCTACAGGCATTATGCCACGACTGCCATGTTAAGGTACATACAGAGATGGGCAGGGGTGGAAAGGATGCGACACGAAAGCGCAACGAAAAGCAGGTGCAGGATATTATAAAAAAATTTTTTGGAAGCCCGGACGATTAGGCCGGGGGTACTTTTTTAAGACGGGGGTAGTGCCGTTAAACCTCGCCCCCACTCTTTTAAGTGTGCGAGAAAATTTTTGAAAATGTGGAACTTTGGACGAAAACGAATAAAAATACAGCAATAATGGCGAAAACTGTTAATGATTACAAAACGGAGATAATAAAGGTGCTGAAAGCCCACAAGCTGTACAGCAAAGGTCTGGATATGCAGGTTATATCGCTTGCCAGTGCTTTGCGAAATTTGGAAATGGCAAACGACCAGATAGACACGCTGACAGAAACGACCGTGTGGGAGAAAACCCGGTACGGCGAAAAGTTGGCCCCACATCCTGTTTTCAAAATCGCCAAAGAAGCGCAGGAACTGGTAACACGCCAGATGAAAGCGTTAGGACTGACGGCAGAGGATTTGGCAGGAGAGGTGGAAGATGACCCACTGGTTAGCCTTACCAAGAAATTAGCCAAGAAACGCAAGCAGCCTAAGATTATCAAACCGAACACCAACGAATGACAGAGGAAGAAAAGGACAAACTACGGCAAGCGAAAGCGGACGTTACCGACCTGTTGGCAAGCACTGACATAGACCGTTACCGACTAACCGAAGTGGATAGCCGGTTAGACGGCTATGTGCGCGAAGTGGCAAGCAACCCGGACGGGCATAACCTGTATGAGCAGCTGGCAGTAGCGCGGTTTTTCAGACTGTGCGACAAATACGGCATTAACGCTACCGAGGTGTGGCAGTTTTTTGACCTGTACGAAAGTCTGTACTTTCCGGGTAAGACAGGGCAGCAACGCTACAAGCTGACACCCGTACAGACTTTCCAGTTTGCCAGTATCTTTGCGTTTTGGCATGACAGCAAACGTGTGGTACGTGAAGTGGTGCTGTATGTGCCGCGCAAATTCAGCAAGACAACCAGCACAGCGTCACTGGCTATATACGACTTGCTGTATGGCGATGCAAATGCAGAGAGCTACACCGGGGCAAACAGCAACGACCAAGCGAAAAAATGCTTTGATGTGATACGGGGCTGTATGCGAAAGTTAGACCCGAAAGAACGCAGGTACATAGTGAACGAACAGACCATTAAGAGCCGCAGGAAAGACCGCACAGCATTTGCGCAGTGCCTTACCGCCAACGCAAGAACCAAAGACGGACTGAACGCCAGCACGGTTATTATGGATGAGTTTAGCCAAGCACGCAGCAGCGAGTTACTGACCGTGCTAACTACGTCTATGGGCGTGCGTGAAAATCCGCTGACCGTGATAATAACTACTGCGTCTGACGTGTTCGACGGGCCGTTTTATGAGATGTTGCAGGGCTACAAGTCCGTACTATTAGGGGAGTATGAAGATGACAGCGTGTTTGTGCATATTTTCGAGCCGGATTTAGACGACCCGGAAGATGCGGAAAGCACGTGGCGCAAAGTACATCCGCATTTGGGCGTGACAGTAAGCATGGATTTCTACAGGCAGGAATATAAAAACGCACTGCGTAATGGCAGCGAGGCCATGTTAGCTTTCCGTACCAAGTTGCTAAACCTGTATGCCGAGAATGAGCAGCGCAGCTGGATTAGTAGTACGCTGGCCCGACACATAAGCAGGCCGATAAACATAGACAGCATAAAAGGTAGGCCCGATGCAATGGTAGCGATAGACCTAAGCGAAAGCGATGACTTTAGCGCGGTGACTATGGGTATGTATGATGTGGCGCACAAAAATTTCTTTTTCTACACGTCCTATTTCTTTCCGGCCGGTGCTTTGCCAGGACACCCTAACGAAAAGCTGTACAGGGTGTGGGCTGAAAAAGGCTATCTGATACTGACCGATGGCGATGTGATAGACTACAGGCGCATAGTGGACTATGTACTGTATCTTAACCAGCACGTCCGAGTGCTGGGCATAGGCTATGACCCGTGGAAGTCGCAGGAAGTTATAAATATGCTGGCAGCGTCCGGCGCAGGCAACGTGATTAAGGGTGTGCGGCAGACCTACGGAGTGTTTACCGCGCCGGTAGAAAGTTTTGAGCACGGGGCAAAGACTGGCCATGTTTTCATAAACGACAACCCTATTAACGCCTACTGCTTTGGAAACGCAGTGCTGGATAGTGACAAGCTGGAGAACTGCAAGCCGGTGAAGCGCAAAGCTAACCAGAAAATAGACGGAGTGATAACCATGCTGATGTGTATGCGTCTGTTTATCGACTACGAGCGATAAAAATTTTTCGGGGCTGGTACCAGATACCGACTTTTCCGTGTAGGGTAGAAACAGTTTATTATTTGGAATGGGTATTTTTACCAACATACGGAATTTATTTAAGCGAAGCAATACAGCCGGAGCCAGTACAGGAAAGGCAAACACACCGCGCACAGGCGGCGTTCCGCTGCTTTCGTCTGGCTTTGCGCTGAATGTTGCTACCGTTTACCGGTGCGTAAACCTGTTGGCGGACAGCGTAGCCAGTCTGCCAGTGCAGTATATGCGCAAGAAAGGTAATATTTTCGTGGAAGACCGCAGCGACCGTATGCACTATCTGCTGAATGTGCAGCCGTGCGCATATCTTTCGGCGATAGATTTTTGGCAAATGGTTGTGCGTTATGTGCTGCTGAGGGGTAACGCTTATATCGTCCCGGTCTATGATTACAGTATGGAAGTGGGGCGGCTGGCACTGGTTGACCCGGCGTGCGTGGCGCATGACACGGTTAATGACACGTACACCATTAACGATGTTTATGCAGGTATCAGCGGCGTATATGACGAAAGCGAAGTTATCCACATAAAGGGCTACAGTCTGGACGGCAAAACCGGGTTATCAGTGCTGAGTTTCGCACGCATAACGCTGGATATTACCAGCACCGGCGACCAAGAGACATTAAACAGGTTTGCCAACGGTGGCAATGTCCGGGGCATAGTCAGCAACGATACCAGCGTGCGAGGCTTTGGCGAGTACCAAGATAAGGAACTGCAAAAGACCGCTACCGATTTAGACGAAAGGTTTAGGAATGGTGAGCGCATAGTATCACTACCGGGGCAGGTGCAGTTTAGCCCTATTTCGTTAAGCAGTACGGATATGCAGTTTTTGGAAACCCGTAAATTTAGCGTCCGTGAGATTTGCCGTTTCTTTGGCGTACATCCGTCCTTTGTCTTTGACGATACCAGCAATAATTACAAGTCTGCGGAAATGGCAAACGTGGCTTTCCTCACAAACACGCTTAATCCGTTTTTGCGCAAAATCGAAGTGGAACTGCACAGGAAGTTAGTAGCACCTAATTTGTGCTGTAAACGGAAATTCCAGTTTGACCGGCGCGGATTGTATGCGTGCGATTTGGATAGCCGGATAAAGTACCAAGCACAGACGATAGCCGCAGGGCTGTACACCGTCAATGAATGGCGTGCCGAGGAAAACAAACCGCCAGTGGAGGGCGGCGATACGGTGCTGGTATCGGCGAACCTAAAGAACATAGACGAACAGCAGGCACAGCCAGAGCCAGCACCAGAGCCGACACCGGCAACGAATGAACCAGATAGCAACCAGTCCGGGACTACCACTGAGGAGCCGGACGAAAACGGAGATAGAGACGATGAAAAGGAATAAAGACACAGTAGTAAATCGCATACTGCATACCATTTCTGATTTGCGTGTGCGTGAGGCCCCAGAGGGGCAAGCAGCCAGTAGAACTATTACCGGCTATGCTATCCTGTTTGGCGTGCCGTCCGAACCGCTGTACGACTACGAGGATGAGGAAGCGCGCGAGGTTATAGCACCCGGCGCGGTAACTAAAGAGCTGCTGGACGGCTGCGATATTAAGATGACCATGTTTCACGATAGGCAGCTGATATTAGCACGCAGTAAGAACGGCGCAGGTACACTGACCTACGGCGTGGATGACAAAGGAGTGTATTTTGAGTTTGAGGCCCCTAATACCGTGGACGGTGATAAGGCACTGGAACTGGTTAGGCGCGGTGATATATCCGGCTGTAGCTTTGCTTTCAGTACCCACTATTACGACAGCGCGTATGTTTCACGAGACGTGCAGCGTGTGGACGGTAAGACTATCATAACGTACACGGTTAATGTGATAACCGGCATTTATGATTTTACGCTGGCAGCAGACCCGGCATATCCAGATACCAGCTGCGAGGCTGAGACCCGCGAACTGGTTAAGGCTTTGAGAGAGCCGGACGATGACAAAGCGGAACGAGAAAATAAAGTGCGTGAGCAAGTGCGTGAAATGCGCCGCGCTGCTACGCTACCATTATAAAGAATGTTTAACCACTTAAAGTTTTTTGTATGAGTAAGAAAACGGTAAATGTGCGTGAGTTGGTAAACAAGTATCAGACCAACTGCGACCGTATCGGCGAGATTGCCGATTTGTGCGAGAAAGAGCAGCGCGAGCGTACCGAGGCTGAGACCGCCGAGTATAACGCGCTTATGCGAGAAAACCAGCTTTTGCAGATGAAGATGCAGGCAGTGGCTGTAGAGCAACTGCGCGAAAACCCCAACACGTCTGCGGAAGCGTCCCGGATTATCCGCGAGAACGTAGCGGCAGGCCGACAGACCCGAATTATGCTGATGCGTGATTTGGTTATGGTATCGGATGTTACCGCCGGTGGGATTATTCCTGTAAAGATGCAGGATATTTTAGACCCACTGGTAGAGGGGCTGATTTTGGATAAAGTCGGTCTGCCTATGCCTACAGGTTTGGCAGGTGATTATATCTGGCCCACCTACGAGACTGTGGAGGCATCGATACAGGGCGAGGGCGTGGCACTTACCGACACCGAAATTTCTATGTCCAAACTGACTGCCTCACCTCAGCGTATCGGTATCGCTATCCCTGTTACCCGGCAGGCTATCAACCAGACCGAGGGCGTGGTAGAAATGGTTGTAAAACGTCTTATGCCACTTTCGGTTACTATGCTGCTGAACAAGATTTTGTTTAGCACAACGAAAGTAAGTGGAGCTACGACACTGGTAGGCCCGTTCGTGACTTTGGCAAGCAGCCCGGTAGAAGTGAGTACCGAACCTACGTTTAAGGATTTTAACAGCCTCAAAGCAAAAGTGCTGGCTACCGGCGTTGATGGTGAACACCTTTGCTGGGTTATGACTAAGGCGCAGAAAGCTATCGCCGAGGCAACACCGAAAGACGCAGGCAGCGGCATTATGGTTTGTGAAAACGACCATATCGCAGGTCTGCCCGTGTTCACTACAAACTATATCGGCGAGAGCTATATAGGTCTGGGCGACTGGCGTTATCAGCCTATGGGTCTGTTTGGCGACATTTCGTTTATCATAGACCCGTACAGCCAAGCACGCAAAGACGCTGTGGATTTTGTGCTTAACGTGAACTACGGCACTACCACGCTGCGCACAGAGGCTTTTGCGCTGGCAAAGTGCAAAGCCGCAGCAGGTGTAGGCGGATAATGAGATTAGGAACATAGGTTTAGTTTTATAAGATTGTTTGATTATGGCTACAGTGGATATAGCACTACTTAAATCGCACGTCCGGGCAGATGACTTTAGCGATGATGACCAGTATTTGGCGCAGTTGCTGGAGGCAGCGGAAGAATATGTAACGACCGCTACCAACCGCAGCGCAGATGAATTGCTGGAAATGGGGGACGGTGAGCATTTACCGGCTACGTTACAGCAGGCAGTTTTATTGATTGCCGGACACTGGTACAACCAGCGCGAAGCCGTTAGCGGCGTGCAGATGGCGGAAGTGCCATATACACTGCAAGCCTTAATTAAACCGTATCGCAAACTGGTAGATGAAGTTACGGAATGAGAGCAGGCGCACTGAAATATAAGCTGGAGTTACTGGAGCCAAAACGCACCACAGACCGCATGGGGGCTGAAAAGGTAGAATATACCAAGACGCGCACCGTGTGGGCTGAAAGGGTTAGGGCTATAGGTACAGCCAGTGAAGAAGTCGGGGAACATTTCCCGGACTACACCGTAGAGTTTAATATACGGGACGCACACCCGGTACAGGAAAACTGGAGGGTGCGGCAGCTGGGCGGCTATCTGTACACTGTAACGAACATTATACCAAATCTGGATAAGGGCTATAAAACCCTGTTATGTGAACGAGTAAACGAATAGTTACCATTATGGCACGAAGTGTAGCCTACGATGATAGGAATTTGCAGCAGTTATTTGCTGAACTGGAGCCAAAACGCAGATTACAAGCGATAAAGGGCGGCTTTCGCAGGGAAGCCAACAAAGTACGAAAGACGGCGATAAACAATCTGCGTAACAGCGTCCGTTCTAACAAGGATTTGGAAAAGGGCGTGCGTGCGATAGTGTTCAAGCGCAAAGCCGGATTTCGGGTTACGGTAGGCACAAAGAAAGCCGGGAAGAATGGCAAGGGCGAAGCAGGATTTCACACGAACCGCCAAGGCCTCAAAAAGCCGGTGTTAATCTGGGTGGAAGAGGGAACGCAGGAGCGAAAGACCAAAGGAAACGGCGGCAAACGTGCCGCACGGCGCAGGTCTGCACACAGGACGGGACGCATGAGGCGTTACGGTTTTATGACACAAACGCTGAATGACGTAAGAGATACTGTTACTGCCGACATTCACGATATGGTAACTGATAATGTCTTAAAGATAGCGCAAAAGTATGGGTGTAAGTAAGTCAAGTTTAAGTGCCGGTGAAATTATCCGGGATATACTGGTTAATAACGCAGAAGTGGCCGCACGTGCAAAAAAAGTCTTTCCAGTGGTGGAAGATAGCGCGGAACTGCCATACATAGTGTACAGGCGTACACAACTGGAGCAGGAACCGGCAAAAGGCAGGCGCGGTGCTGACACGGTGGGCATTGAGATACTTTGCTATACGCAGCACTATACGGAGGGCGTGGAACTGGCGGAAGCCGTGCGCGATGCGCTGGATGGAGCGCAGGGCGAGAAAGACGGTTTGGTTATGCGCAGCTGCTATCTGGCAGACAGCGAGGAAGCATGGCAGGACGATGCCTATGTACAGCAATTAGTGTTTAATGTTAAGATATAAAGAATATGGCAAAAAGCGGATATTGTAACGGTAGCGATATGCTGCTGTATGTAAACGGCAAAGCCGTTGGAAGTTGCACTACGCACACTACCACATTCAACAGCGAAACCAAAGAGCGTGCGGTTAAGCCTGTAGCGTCCGCGCCCCTAAGCAGCGGACTGTGGAAGAAGAAAGGCGTAGTAGGTTTGTCGTACTCTATCAGTGCCGAGGGTCTGGTATTCTATGACGAAACGGAATGTGGGTTTAAGACCCTGTTTGCGCTGTGGAAAGCAGGCAAGCCGGTAACGGTTAAGTGCATGGAACGTGAAAACGACGATGAACCCTATCTGGAGGGTGGCTGCGTTATTACTTCGCTGGAGCGTACAGACCCGGCGCAGGATGACAGCACCTATAGTATCAGTCTGGAAAATGACGGTGAGCCTACCACATTGGATGAAAGTGCTATCACCGAAAATGCCGCACCCGGCGTAGGAGGTTGAGAATATGGCAAAAGTCGAGGTTACGATTAACGGAAAGGCATACCCCTGTAGGCCGACTATGGGGGCTATGCTGCGTTTCAAGAAAGAAACCGGCAAAGAGGTAACGGAGATTACCAACAGCGGTTTAACTGATTTGTGTACTTACCTGTACTGCTGTGTTGCGTCCGCTTCGGCTGCGGACGGCGTGGATTTCAAAATGTCGCTTTTGGAGTTTGCCGATGCGTTAGACCCCGAAGATATGGCGGCATGGGCAAACCAGATGCAGCAGAACAACGGTACAAATGGAGAAAATGCAGATGGGTTAGAAAAAAAAAGCTGAAGCCCTACGGCATATTTGATTTATTAGGTGTCGCGCTGGGCTGCATACGGCTAAGTTATGACGATTTCTGCAAATTGGACTTTGAAGAATTTGCGGCAGTCTATAAAGCCTATGCAGAGCAGCGCGATACTGATTTTAAGGACAACTGGCAGCGGATGCGCCTACTGGCTACCATTGTTATACAGCCGCATTTGGATAAGCGGCACAAGGTAACGCCGGAAAAGTTACTGCCTTTTCCGTGGGATAAGGCGAAAGCAAAGAAACAGCAGGCCCGGATTACGCCGAATAAACAGCGTGAACGGATGGCCGATTTGGTGAAGAAATTAGGTGACGAACTTATATAACAGCAGCTATGGCAGGCAAAAGCACAATTAGCATAACATTCAAGATAGACGGCGACAGCAAGGAGTTTAAGGAACTGATAACCGATGCGGACGGGCTGAAAAAGGTAATACAGTCTACCATAACGCAGTCAGACAACCTTAAAAAGTCGCTGATAAACTGGAGCCAAGGCGTACAGGCGATTAGTGCCATAACGGACACTATCGGTAACGTTTCGTCTGCTTTGTCGCAGTTTTCCGAGCGCATGAGGAGCTTACAGTCGGCAAACATAATGATAACGCAGCTGACCGGGAAAACAGGCGATGAAATGCTGAAACTGCGCAACAATGTGCAGGCGGTGGCAGAACATTTTGGCGCAGACTTTAACGAGGTGCTACAGTCTGCAAACAACCTATCCAAAGCGTTTGGCATTAGCATAGACGATGCGATGAAGTTAGTGCAGGATGGGTTTGTTAGCGGAGCAAACGCAAACGGCGAATTTCTGGACACACTGAAAGAATATCCGCGCTATTTCAAGGAAGCCGGACTATCAGCGGAGGATTTTGTAGCCATTACGACCAACGCTGCACAGCAGGGCATATTTTCCGACAAGGGCGTGGATGTTATCAAGGAGGGTAATTTGCGCATACGCGAAATGACTACAGCCACTGCCGATGCGTTGAATAACATAGGCATATCCGCAGAGCAGGTGCAGGCGGACTTGCAAGCCGGGAGCATAACCACGTTTGACGTTATGCAGATGGTTGCAGCCAAGCTGAACGAGCTACCGGCAAGCAGCGCAGCCGTAGGCACTGCCATAGCTGACATTTTCGGTGGGCCGGGCGAAGATGCAGGACTGGAGTATATAAAAACGCTGGCAAGCATACAGCTGAACATGGACGCAGTGAAAGCGGCCACGCAGGGAACGGCAGAGCAGCAGGAGAGGCAGATACAGGCGCAGGAAAATATAAAGAACGGACTAACCAGCCTTATAGATTTGTCGGCTATCTACACGGATGTAAGGCCCTATGTGGATTTGACGGCACAAATAGGCATGGCGGCGATGGGCATAGGCAGTCTGATTAAGACTGTTAAGGCTATGAATATCCAGCAAGCCATATTAAAGACGCGCATAGTGGCCGTGGCTGCTGCGCAGAAAATGGTAACTATCGCTACTACCACATGGACTGCCGTACAAAAGGTGCTTAATCTGGTGCTGACGGCTAACCCTATTGGCTTAGTCATTACTGCTGTTGGGGCGTTGATAGCCGGGTTAATAGCTGCGTACAAAAATTGTGAGGGCTTTAGAAAAATCGTTGATAAGGTCTGGGAGGGCATTAAGCCGTTGGCAAATGCCATTATGAATGGTTTAGCAAAGGCTTTCGAGTGGCTGGTAGAAAAGTGTAAGGAGGCATGGGAATGGCTTAAAAACATTTTGGGTTTAGGTGGTAAGAAAGTGGAGGTGGCAGTAGATGTGTCGCGTCCTAAGACCGCAGCACCTAAAATAGATTTAAGCGGCGGCAAGACGGACACGGGCAGGTATAATTACACCCCGACTGGTAAGAAAAGCAAGGGCACAACTGATAATAAGCCGCTGTGGACGGAAGATGCAAAGACGTTAAAGGAGATAACCGATAATATCCAGATACTTAACGACAAGCTGCAAAGTGCGTCTGCTGATGAAGCCGTACTGATTAACCAGCAGATAGAGGGCTGGGAAAAGAAAGCCGAAGCCATTAGGAACGCCGGAAAAGCCACGGAAGATAATACCCCACTGTGGACGGAAGATGCGGACACGCTAAAGGAGATTAACGATAACATCCAAATACTGACCGAGAAGCTGCAAAACGCTAATGTCGATGAGGCCGCTATGCTTAACCAGCAGATAGAGGCATGGAACAAAAAAGCAGAAGCGATTAAAAACGCAGGAAAGGCAGTGGATAATACCCCACTGTGGAAAGAGGATGCGAACACGCTACAGGAGATAGGCGATAACATTAAGATACTTAACGACCAGCTACAGACAGCCACAATAGACGAAGCCGCGCTGATTAATCAGCAGATAGCGGCATGGAACGAGAAGGCCGATGCGATTAGGAACGCTGGCAAAGAGGCCGAAAAAACATCTGTTAATACGGGCAAGGCTTTACGTGACGGCTGGGGTGATATTAAAAGTATCGGCAGCAGCATAGAGGGCATAACCAGTGCATTAAAAGGCGATGGCAATGCGTGGCAGACCGTAGTAGGTATAGTAGATAGTTTTATAGGTTTGTATAACGGCATACAAGGCGTAGTCGGTATTATTGGGCTATTGACAGGTGCCAGTGCCTCACACGCAGCTACGAAAGGTGTAGAGGCTGTGGCAGAAACCACAGCGTCCACAGCACGCGCAACGGCTGCGGCTACTGATGCGGCCACATCTGCGGCCGTTATCACGGCTAATAAATTAGAGACTGCGAGTTGGAAAGAATTAGCGGCAGCAAAATATATGGCCGCGCACGCCTCTATACCGTTTGCAGGCTTCGGCATAGGTGCTGGCTTTGTTGCATCCATGCTGGCTGTAGTGGCGGCGGCTGGTGTTCCTATGCTGGCAGAGGGCGGTATAGCGTCCGGCCCTACGTTGGCTATGGTTGGTGAGTACGCCGGAGCAAGCGGAAACCCGGAAGTGATTGCGCCGCTGGATAAGTTGCGCGGTATGCTGAAAGAACCGGCGGCGGTTGATTTTGGCAGGGTTGAGTTTGAGATTAAGGGCCGCACACTGGTAGGTATATTGAACAAAGAAAACAACATAACAAGACGTAGTTAATATGATGTATCTAAGATATACAGGTGAATTTGTAAGCCATGCCGGTGTGCTGTGGCGTGTTGACCTTATGCAGGAAGCGGACACGGCATTTGCCACGGTTGGCGCACTGGAGTTTCCAGCGGATGAGCCGCTGGTACTGGAGTGGCAGCGAGAGGATAAAGAGACGGTTATATTAGGCAGTAATGCTACGCTGAAAATAGTCAGTCCGGGCGATAGGACATACGAAGATTTATATACTATCGAGGTAGGGCGTATCCGTATGGATGTCTATAAAAACAATATCCTGTACTGGAGCGGAGCGTTAGACCCGGAATTTTACGAAGAACCATACGAAACAGCCAGTGGTTACGAAGTCAGTTTGACTTTTAGCGACTTTGGTATATTAGACCGCATTAAGTATGATTTGACAGGCATACAGACTTTGCGCAACATTATTATATACGCTTTGCAGCGTAGCTGCATATTGTATAGCGGAATTGATACCAAGCAAATAACCACTACATTTACGGATGGAGTAAGTATAACAAATGGCGGCATATCGGTAAGGTCTGAAAATTTTACGGATGAGGACGGCGAAGCCTCAACCCTGTATGAAGTGCTGGAGGGTATTTTACAGCCGTTGGCTATCCGTATCGTACAGCGTGCAGGTACTATCTATCTGTATGACTTAAACGGTCTGTACACCAAAGGCACTGCAAAGGCTATACAGTGGGATGGTGACAGTCAGACAATGGGAACGGATAAAGTGGCTAATAACATTATCGTGTCTTTTAGTCCATACAGCAGCGCACAGCTTTTCAGCAATGAAATAGAGTATGGCGGCAAATATAACGTAGAGCATATCAACCTAACAAGTAATGCGCCAAATGTACCGTCTTATGCTGAATGGGGCGAATACTACAGCTATTATCCCGATTATAACCCAGACCATAGAGTAGATGATACATGGGATTATAAACTTGTAGATTTTACGATATTCATAAATAGCAAAGGCAGTGGCTTAAAAAGTATAGGTAGCGGATGCAAATACTTTCATGTCCTGCCTGTTACTGGCGGTGCTACAGAAACTACGGGCGTGGCCTATGCTTTCCGTACTGGAGGGCATGGCGGTATAAACACAGGGTGGCCGAAATGGAAAATACACAGTGGCGTGCCGCGTGCCGGGTTATCTGGCAACGGTGAAATACTTACTACAAACCGTGTCTTTTTACCGAAATTGGATAGTGCCAGCGTAGATAAATACAAAGTGCGTGTAGTTGAAGAAGTGCTGATAGATGCCAGATATAACCCGTTTTCTGGAAGCACAAGCTATAATGACGATGGTAACGACAATTTGGTAAAGACACGCAGCGGCTTTGTGTTTATTCCTGCTAAAATAACACTGTATGACGGTAACGGAAATGTGCTGTACCATTACAGCAATAAGGAAACAGCCGCAGGAGCTACTAAAGGACATTTGGCCTACAATAAGGGGAAATGGGTGTCTGGTGCAGACCCCGGCGGCGATTGTTGGCTGGAGTATTACAACCCCGATAATCTGGGTGAGGATGCAGGCATTAGAGGTTGGCAAGGAAACCGCCACTGTATCGGCAGGCCAGACGGCAGAGGTGGACGCATAGGTACGAGCATATTTGACAGTTTTAAGAAAATGGACGATGGCGAATATCTGCCATACCCACCAGTCGCAGGGTATTTGGAAATACAGATACAATCCGGCATATTAGGCTATGACTATGGGCAGAAAGTAGATAACTGTGCATTTGGCAGTGCAGATAGCCAGTGGGATAAAAGCGGTATCTACGGTATGCTTCGCTGGTGCCTGTATAAAGCCCCGGTGGTAGATGTGGTTAATAACAATTTGGTATTTGATGACGCAGAGCTGGAAGATGTGGAGTATAGCGGTTATATCAACAAGGCGGCTAAAGAGGAAATAAGCATAGACACGGTGTGTGGTACTGCTGCGTCTATATGCCCTACCGCCAAAGGATGTTACCACCGTACCAGCACAGGTGAGCAACTGCAAGAACTGAAACGCGCAGGTGTTACCGACCACCCGGAAAAGTTACTGATAGGCACTATCTATAGCCAATATGCAGACCGAAAAACGACACTATCCGGCGAGGCCATAATAGATGATGGACTACATTACTACACGGAGCAGAACCAAGAGGGTAAACGGTTTATGCTTATGAGTGATGAGCAGGACGTTATAACCGACTGTACGGATGCGGAATATTGCGAATTTAGACCAGATGAGTATGAAAGCATAGAAGAAGTAGAATAATATACAATGAAACAATACACATCTAAAATAACATTAAGGACACCAAGACCACGCAGTGAAAGACTGCGCGAGCAAGGCATAGGCGGTGGAGCTACCACCGTGGTAGTAAGCGGCGGCGGTAGCGGTGGCGGCACCAGTATAGGCGATGGGCATACGCACGGTAACTTATCGGCACTTAATGAAATATCTACCGACAAGCAAGGTTATCTGTATCTGACCCAGATAAGGGAAACGGAGAATGAGGAAACAGGCGAACTGACTACCGAGCAAGTAACCGAGAAAGTGAAAGCCGGGTTTGCTGATATGGCCTATGACCTAACCGAGGACAGCCCGGTTAGGGAGCAGTTTTTATCCCGACTGGCAGACGATGTAGCCAAAGGTAATTTGACCTTTGAAAAAATGCTTACCGTGCTGGGGTTGTCCTTATTCAAAGGCGGTGCGCAGTTTGGCGAGTTTATTAAGTCCCTGTACGCAGGAAAGGGCGCAGGCATAGACGAATTAGGGAACGCCGAATTTGAGAGCGTCCGGGTGCGCAGCTACTTTGAGTGCATGGAGCTGATAATAAACCGCCTATCAGCCATAGAGGGCGACCAGATACTGACGGAAGCGGACACCATAGAGAGCGTGGACGATTTGGGCGATAACTGCTACGGTTTGCATCTGCGCAGTAAATGGGAGGGCTATTTTACTGCGCAGTACCCTAATAATGTGCTGAAAGGTATCATTAACACGCTGGCTACCGGCAGTGGCGTATATTACACCAGTTGGATGCGTGTAAACAGTGTGAACACTGCTAACAACTATATCGAGGTGACGTTATACCCGGGCAGCGAAGTACCGGCAGGAACGAATTACCCACCGTGTGAAATGATGAAGATAGCCCGGTGGGGAAACCAGACCGACACAAAACGGCAGAGCTGCATATACCTATCCAGTACCGAGGGGCGCATAGTGCGGCTTACTGGGGTAACAAAGCCTATCATAGACGCAACGAATTACGGCGCAACTTTCGGCACTTTGCCGGAGTTCCTGTTAGCGATGGACTTGCCTATTATTGAGGGGCAGGATTATGTGTATGCGCGTGGGCTGATAGTGCAGGACATTATACGCATAGACTATCAAGGCCAGCCGGTATGTGAGATTGTAGACCGTGGGCAGTGGAGCGCGGATGCGGATTATTACTGCAAGGCGTTGAACCCTACCACGGGGCAGTACGAGATTTCGGATGTATGGTATATGGGCTGTAAGTACCGATGCACCAAGACCGGCACAAAGACGGCCCCGGCATGGAATAATACCGACTGGGCGATGATAGAGGGCAACCCGGAGTTTACCGTAGAGTTTGCCGATACGGACTACATATTTGACCCCGATAGGTTTGCTTTGACACTAACTATCATAGCCAAGCTGTATAACATTGACATAACGGATGACATACTGGATGCGGATGTGCAGTGGACGCGCTACAGCGAGGATGCAAACGGAAACGAGCGTGTGGCGTCCGATACGGCATGGGCGTTAAAGCGAGCCAACGAGGGCAAGTCTATAGACCTGACGGTAGCGGACTGCGATTTTAACGGGTATATCCCTAAAACATTGAAATTCATAGCGACAGTTACGCTGCGTGATGGTATGGGTAATGAAGCTGGTACCCAAAGTGCAGTTTTCGAGTATTAGTAGAGAGGTATGCGATATGAAAAAGATTATAGACTATTTCGGAGCAGACGGTTTGCTGCACATTATCTGCTGCATGGTGATTATGCAGCTGTTAAGCAACTTTTTGCCTTTATGGGCGGCGGTCTTAATTACTGCTGCTATAGGTTTGGGCAAAGAATATATCTGGGATAAGCAACTGAAAAAAGGTACGTTTGACAAACGCGACCTGCTGGCAGATTGCGTAGGTATTATTTTAGGACTTATTTAACTGCGGATGGCATGAAAACAAGAAGATTTGATTTTAACTGGAAGCCGCTACAGCTACAAATATCGTTTGCAGTCGTAGGCAGCGTGCCGGACAAGCAGAACTATAGCACAGATACGCAGGAATATACGCCGGACTATACACTGACACCGCTAATTATCCAGCCGGTTGTATCTATACTGGATAAAGACGAAGTGTTAGCGGCAGGACGCATTAACCATGCACTGACAAACATACGCTGGTATGAGAACATAGACGGCACGCAAAAGCTGATAGACGCGAATAATGCCAGTTATGAGATAACCACCAGTGGGGGCGATGCAGGGCGTATCAGAGTAAAGAAGAACGCCGAGCCGAAAGTACCTATTACGCTGGTGTTCTATGCCGAGTATGTGGACAATCGGAATGGGCAAGTATTGATTATACAAGGCAGCTACTTAATCAGCTGTAGCAGTGCATCCGACCAAATAAGGGTAGAACTGGACGCGGCAGACCAGACCGTGTTTAATCCTTTGACGGACGGACGGACGCAGACCGTGACGGCTACCGTTTGGCTGGGCGACCAAGTATGCCCCAGTAGCAAATACGCGCTGGTGTGGGAAGTGCAGGGCGAGGATGGTAGCTGGCATGAAGCCGAAACAGACACGGTGATGGACTATGACATTACCGTTAATGATGACAACACGGTGACGGTAGATAAACGTCTGATGGGTGCTGAAATGTATTTGCGGTGTAGGGTTAAGTACAGCGCAGATGGTGCCCCCGGCAGCGTAGCTTTGACCGATGCAAGCCCACAGGCAGTTATCAGTTTCGTTAGACGCATTCCTAAATTTGAGTTTGATATGACGGGCGTACCCTACAACATACCGGCAGGCATACTAAGCATAGCACCCACAGCCATTATCCGCACTACCAACGGAGAGATAGAGGATGCGGAAAAAGAGCTACTGCCGCTGTGGTATATTGCTACGAACAAGGCAAGCGGTAGCCTAAGTTATTCGCTGGTAGCACATGGCATAAGCCCGATAATCCCCACAGCCAAAATGGATGAAAACTATGGGGCTGTTATCGGTCTGGACGTTAAAGACCGGGGATATGTCGGCGCGTTTATAGACAATGCCGACGGCGCGGTGATATGTGACGCTGACGGCGCAGTAATGGTTATTCACTAAAAGTTTGATTATATGGCACGCTACATTAAAGTAAATCCAAAGGTGGCAAGACACCTAAGATTAGAGAATGACCGCAACCAAGTTGCGGATGGTAACTATCTGCTGTGGCAGGCTGATATGCTTGCATTTGGCAGGCTAACCGAAATGCCGAGTATATTAGCGCAAATCGGGGGCCTATCCTTACAGGCACACGAAGCGAGAGAGGAACAGGACGGTACGGTATTAAGAAAATTGCCTATCGCCACTGACCCACGGTTTGCAGAGGATGTGCAGGAACCGGCAGAAGATACCGGCGCGGAGGACGAAACGGATATACCGACACCGGGCGATGAAGCCGAAGATGGCGAAAGTCCAACGGATGAAGAAACCGAAGCTGGAACGCAGGAGACAGACGATGCGGAGAATGAAGCGCAGGAACAACCCGAAACGGAAACCCCTAATACGGACAGCACGGAAGAAGCCAAGACCGAAATGGCCACTAATGAAAAAACGAAGATTTGACAAATGAGCACAGCAAGCACCAGTAGGACTATTAAATTTATCAGCAAGGCCGGAACCTACACGGCTGTTATCATGTCGCCCAGCGGCGACCTGTACCAAGAATATGAGGGCACGACTAATGATGTTACCGCCGTGTACCCGGATTTTGAAACGCTGAAACCGATACTGTATTTCGTCTGCACCAGCAGCCGTGTAGCAGAGGGCGTGGCAGACCCGGACGCGATGGAGTATTATTTCAATGACCAAAAGATTAGTTTCAGCGGCGGTGTATCTACAGGCACTTTCGCAGGCTTTTTCAAGACGGTAGCACCGAGTGGCGACCAGATGTATTACGGCCTGCAAATCCTTAAAAACATTGCGGAGCTGGCAGGTTATGCCCCGGCTGTTATAAAAATGGTTGCTACAGTCAGCTATGGCACCCAGAGCGACCAGATACAGGCCACATATACCATACCGATACAGCAAGCAACGGGCAACAGTTACCATGTCACTATCGCGGCAGGCGACACAAAGAATTTCGTTATAACAGAAAAGGGCGGCAGTTGTATTCTTAAAGCAATGGCTTACCAGAGCGGTAATGCGCTGACAAAGGATTTATCCTATAAATGGGAGAAAATGGGCGCGACTGGATGGGAAGAATTGGGCGGCAAGACCAGCCAGACACTGACCGTTTCGGGCAATGACATTAACACCTACGGCGAATTTCGCGTACACGTCTATAGGTCTGGTGCCGAGATAGGCACTGACATTCAAGGCGTGATGGACGCAAGCGACCCCTACGACATAGACCCACACCCAGACCCGGAAGATGAGGCGATAACCGAAGATACTACAGGCAATGGGGAAGTGACCTATACGCCGGTAGTAGTCAAACGTGGCACATCTACTAAGGCTTTAGATACACAGTTTTATTTCGTGCTGAAAGACGCAGCAGGCGTTTACCTCAATACGGACAGGGATACGCCTAAAGCAAGCCAAACAGTGACACGAGCGCACTGTCAGCAAGCCGGTGGCGATGTGTCGGTAACTATCACAAGCGTAGATTAGGTTATGGGCACAACTAAAACACAGGTAGTTAAGTACATTCGCAAAGGGGATAAAGGAGACCCCGGCGCGAATGCGCTTGACATTGCTGTTAATCCGTCAGTAATTTTGCATAAGAAAACAGCAGCAAGCGGCGCGGTATACATCATTGCCGTCTCTGTGACGGATGGGAACGAAAAAATACCATACAAGGATGGTAGCACGGATGGCTTTCTGTGCACAAAATTTCTTGAGACTTTGCCGGACGGTGTAAAATGGAATTGGACGGCCAGCGGATATTATTTTTATCATTTTTTAGTTTTTGGCGCGGATACGAGTGCAAACATCCAGCTTTCATTTACCATAACATATAAAGGCATAAACCATACACGCACTGTTGTTATTAAAACGGTAGAGGACGGTAGTAAAGGGGATAAGGGAGAGCAAGGCGCAGTGCTTCGCGGGCCGCAAGCGTGGGCAGATTGTTCTGTGGGCTATGTTTTCCAAGCAGGCGGAGAAGACGAGAGCTGGAAAGATGTTGTACTTTATAACAATAACTATTACAGCTGCGTTAAGAGCCACGCAAAAACAGCGTCAAACTATCCGGGAAGTGCGGCTGATGTAACTAACAAGTATTGGCAATTAGGCGATAAAATAGAATTGGTTGCAACAAAAATCCTGTTGACAACTTATGCGCTTGTTAAAAATCTGGGCGTGGAAGTTATCGACATGAAAGACAGCAACGGAAATGTAATTTTCCAAGCCAAAAACGGCAATGTGATTTGCAATACTGGTACATTCAAAAATGTAAAGGTGGGCGGCGTTATTACGGCTAACTTGTTTTACGGCCCGACACTATCCGTAACATCTGCGTCAAGTAGGACGTACACGATAGACCCAGTGAATGCGCCCTATAATTGTTATTTTATAAACGAGCCTACAAATACAAGATTTATCGTGCTGCCGAAAGCAGCTGATTATGACGGTTTGGAAATACAGGTGTTCACAAAAGTAACAAAATGGAATGCCGATAAGATGACATTTATACAGGCGCAAAGCAGTGATAATCTGTATATAAAAGCAAATGCCTTTCAAGCGGCCACGTATGGCAGTTCGATAAAGTCTGTTACCGTTGAAAGCCAAGATGCGGAATACAAAAACTACAAAGGAACAACCGCGTATATGTGTCCGAATACTATGTGTAAATTCAAAAGCATTAACGGCAATTGGTATGCGATAGAGGGCATATTTACAGGAGAGTAAGCAACTTAAAGATAAAAGATTATGGCAACAAAAAAAACAAAAACTTTGGCGGCAGTATCTGCCGTGTCAACCGTGAACACAGACCAGTATATACCGTTGACTGATGGTAATGGCAATGTAACAAGGGTATCACTGGCGAACCTCAAATCGGCGTTATTGGCAGGCATGGACTTAAACGCCATGAATGACGGCGTATTTATCATGTTCCACCGTAACAGTGATGACTATCCGCTGGCGGTAAAACCGCACAAGTGGGCAAGCTATCAGAGTAGCGGCGAAATAGCCGAGGGTGTGTTAGTCGTAGAGGGCGGCAAAATGCTGGTAGTAGCACCTACGGAAGCTACGCTGACATGGAGCAGTGCAGCGGTAAGTGCAGGCGGCAAAACTACCACAGACCGATTAACCGCACTGGATGACTGGGCAGGAAAAACAAGTACAGCCGAGCAGGTGAAGCACAGCGAGTGCAACACGACAAGCTATGCGCCGGGCTTTTGCCACGCCTACAGCAGGGCAAATGCAAACGGCAAAGGACTGACCGCCGGGCGTTGGTGGCTGCCGTCTTTGGGTGAGTTGATGATGATTTATGCGAATATGCGCAAAATCAATTATGCGCTATCGCTGATTAACGGTGCTACGCAGTTGGCAGAAACCGCATACTGGAGTAGTACCGAGTACAGCACGCCCTATGCGTGGACTTTGGGCCTCGGCGATGGCGGCGCGTACCGCTGGGGTACTAAGGCCCCGGGCCAGGGTAGGGTTAGGCCCGTTTCAGCATTTTTACAATAGTTAGTAGTTAAACTTTAACCTTAAAAGTGCGGCGGTAGCCGCACAAGACAAAGAAATTTCCTTTTATCTGCAAAGCGCAAGAAAATTGAGATATGAACAAATCGAAACTGGTATCTAACACGCAGATATATTTAGACTGCCGTAAGCTGTTAGATGAAATACTGGATATTACGCCGAGCTTTCCGCGTGCCTATAAATTCAGCATAGGTAACAAGATGCACGATATAGGTGTGGACTTAATCAGCGAAATATCGGCTGCGTACATCAACCGCGACAAGCAAGTGCGCATACAGCATTTAGTAAATTTCCAGTCCGAGTTTGAAGTATTGAAAACTTTGCTGCGCATTGCAGGTGAAAGGAAATGGATATTAGGCAGAAGCAGGCACGCAAATATCATCGAGCTGACGGACGCTATAGGCAAACAATCTACAGCGTGGAAGAACTCACTATTAAAATTAGTCAGCAATGTAGATAGCGAGTAAATGCCAGATTTGGAAAGTTACGACTAACCGAGCGTGCAAGTTATCTGTAAAAATGGGCTGCGCACTATCTTTTATAGTTAAGACCAAGCAAGTGCAGCACGGAGTTGCGAGTACAGCACGACCAATGCGTGGAATTTGAACCTCAACAATGGCAACGCGAACAACTGGAATACTAAGGCCACGAACCAGAATAGGGTTAGGCCCGTTTCAGCACCTTTACGGATATACCAACACACTAAGTAGATAAAGAGGATATGGTTACAACGGACGGAATGTTAGAGGCATATTTTGACTGCCGCAAAAGCAAGCGGAGAACAGCCAGTGCCATAATGTACGAAATAGACTACGGTAGCAAGTTGATAGCACTTCGCGACCGTATCAATAACCGTACCTACCGGCCGGGTAAGTCTATCTGCTTTGTCGTAACGCGCCCACGATACCGAGAAGTATTTGCGGCCACTTTTGAGGACAGGATAGTACACCACTGGATAGCCCTACGGTTAGAGCCGCTTTTTGAACAGGTGTTTAGTCCGCGCACGTTCAACTGCCGGAAAGGTAAAGGGCAGCTGTACGGCGTTACCATGCTTTATAACGACATAAAAGAGTGCAGCCGGAACTACACCCGTGACTGCTATGTAGCCAAACTGGATTTGCAGGGCTTTTTCATGTCGATAAACAAAGCGATGTTAGCCGACATGATAGACGCATTTGTGGCCGAATACTACAAAGGCGATGACGTGGAGGATGTGCGTTATCTGTGCCGTGTGGTTATCCTGCACAGCCCGGAAAAGCACTGCGAACGGCACAGCCCACTGCACTACTGGAACTATCTGCCGCCTAACAAATCGCTGTTTACAAATGGCGATGGGCTGGGCGTAGCCATAGGCAATTTGTTTGCGCAACACTTCGCAAATTTCCTGCTTAACATTCTGGACTGGTATCTGCTGAATGATTTAGGCTTTGTCTATGTCGGCAGGTATGTAGATGATTTCTACATAGTGGATGTGGATAAACAGAAGATATTAGCAGCTGTGCCGAAGATTAGGCGACTGCTGGCTAAATACGGTCTGACACTGCACCCTCACAAATTCTATATCCAGCACTACACGAAAGGCGTAGAGTTTACCGGGAACATAGTAAAGAAACAGCGTATATATGTCTGCAACCGCACGCTGAAAAACTTTGTTATGGCAGTGCGCAGGCTCAACCGGGCCGGCACCATAGAGGAAGTGGAACACGCGGTTAGCAGCATAAATAGTTATCTGGGCTTCATGCGACACGCCAACGAATACGGCAAGCGGCGAAAGATACTAAAGATGATAGAGCCGCAGGCGTTTAAGTGGATTTATATCCGTGGCCACTTCGATACGGTGGTGATTAAGAAGAAATACAAGAAAAGAACGATAACCCTACAACGCATAAGAGATGGCGACTATTGACAAAAGAGAGCCGGAAGCCGTGCAGCACCTATCCGGGTTAGACACAGAATTAGTGCAAGCGCTTGCCAAACACTGGCTGGTAATTGCAGAGCAGCAAGATAACCAGATTATATTAACGCTATACAAGCATGACGAATGAATGAGATTATAACTACAGTGGTAGCACTGGTGACTGCGTTAGGTGGATGGGAGGCGATTAAATACCTACTGAACCGCAAAACTAATGCCCGGATAGCAGATGCAAACGCTTTCAAGGTGGAACGGGAGGCACTGATAGAGGATTACAAGCGTGTGCAGTGCGAAGTGGACGAACTTAAAAAACAGGTGGCGAAACTGTACACGGAAATAGACACTTTGAAAAATGACCGCCTAAAGCTGATGCAGGAAAAAGGCGAACTGGAACTGGCACTAAAAGAAGCCGAAAAGCACGTTTGTTTGCAGCCGGACGATAAATGCCTGCAACGGCTGAACCCTAACGACAAATGCCGATTACGCAAGCTGCTGCGCGGCGAATATGCCAAAGACCACCCGGATGCAATACTGACCGAGGAGGATATGAAACGTAAACCAAGTGACGAACCTATAAACAGTAACGAAAATGAGAAAGATAAACAAAGTGATAATACACTGTAGCGCAACCCCGGAGGGGAAAGACTACACAGTAGAGGATATAGACCGCTGGCACCGCGAGCGTGGTTTTGACTGCATAGGCTACCACTATGTGATATACCGGGATGGCAGCGTACACAAGGGGCGCGATGTCGCCAAAATCGGTGCGCACTGCAAGGGGCAGAACGCTAACAGTATCGGCGTGTGCTATATCGGTGGCATGACCGCCGACAATAAGCAAGCCAAAGACACCCGGACACCCCAGCAGAAAGCCGCGCTGCGTACTTTGGTTGCGCAGCTCAAACAAGAATATCCGGGCATAACCATACATGGGCATAATGAGTATGCAAACAAAGCGTGTCCGTGTTTCAACGTACAAACAGAGCTGTAGCCTATGAAGCATTTAGCATGGCTGGTTTGCGTCCTGCTGTTTGTAGGATGCGCCACGGCAAGAAAAGCAACTTACCAAGTGCGGCAGGATAGTACATACAATGCTTCACACAGACTGGACAGCCTGTTTAGGGTAATGCTGCAACGTGATAGTATATACCAGCGTGACAGTATCTATATTTATGAAAAAGGCGATACCGTTACCAAGTATGTAGAGCGAACCAGATACAAGCTGGAAAGGCTTACCGATACTTTGCGCGTTGCGCGTTGGCGCATAGATACACTGGTGGTGGTACGCACTGACAGTGTTAGGGTGGAAAAGCCGGTATATATCGAAAAGCAGTTAAGGTGGTATGATAAGGGCTTTATATGGGTGGGCCGTCTATGCTGCATAGCGGCTATCCTGTGGGGGCTTTTCCTGTACCTTAAACGCAAATTCTGATTTTCCATAATCAAGACCGCACCAACCCGTGAGGGCCGGCGCGGTTTATTTCATTTTGTACCATGCAGAACGTAGTCTATTACTTTGCGGTTTGCAGCGTCTATCTTATCCCGGCTAAACTTAATGTACACCCCGGTTATCTTTGAACCGTGAACGTGGCCCAAAGCCTCACTGATAGTGTCCTTTGGTATATCCAAGTCTGCGGCGTATGTAGCCCAAGAGTACCGCGCCCAATACGATGTAATAGCAGGCTCAATAGGTGACATTATCGGTAGGTGGTTTTTGGTGTACTGCGGTTTGCCGCCTACCGTTTTAACCGGCCCTATCTTTCGCAGTGCCGCATTAAGATGTGCCATATAGTCTTTGTAATTGTCGTATGTGTCGAACGGTGCCAGCAGGTGCTTTTTGCCCCGGTAGCGGTCTAACAAGTCCTGTATTTCCGGCTCAATCTTAATACTGTAGAACTTACCTGTTTTCGCCCGTCTGTACTCTAACCTACCGTCCACTATATTGTCTTTTGTAAGCGTGGCTAAATCCACCATGTTAATGCCGATAAGGTAGAAAAGCAGCATAAACATATCCCTATATTCTGTGTCGTATGCCGACAACTGGAGTTTAAGCAGCTGGCGCATTTTCTCAACCGGCAGTACGCGCATGGCCGTTTCTTCGGACGGTATGCGGTAGTTTCGGAACGGGTAGTTTTGCGTTATGTTTTCATCCAGCGCATAGTTAATGACATTGCGCAGGTTGCGCAGGTGCATACCCCGGCTGTTTACCGACAGACCGTGCAGGGAATTATAAAAGCCGTCTATCCATAGTTTCGTTATCTTTCCAAACTGTATCTGGTAGGGGTTACAGTAGGTAGTCAGTTTCTTTAGTGTTTGTTCAAATAGTATTTTAGTGCCGCCGGTCTTTGTGGCGATGACCGTTTCAAACAGCGTGCCGAGGGTAGGAACACCGACAGTAGGACTTTCCAAATCCAAGTCGGTAAGCATTTCACGCAGTTGCGGCCCGGTAAGATTACCCCACTGGCCGTTTTCGCGCAGTTCTAAGATGCGGTTTGCCACACGGGTAAGCAGCGTATCTAACACCGAGTTTATGCGCTTTGCGCTTTTGCCTGTGGCCCGGCTGGTAGTGCTATCCCATTCATCAGCGGATAGGAAAATGCCGGTGGCGAGATACAGGTTTGTACCATACCCCACTGCGATTTGCACGGGATATGTGCCGTCTTTGAGTTTGCGCCGGGTATCAAGGCGCAATTTTGATTTTGCCAT